CCTCACCGCCCTCGGCATCCACGACGAAGACGAGGACGACGGCCAGCCGTCCACCGGCACCATCAAGGACCGCATCCTCGACCTCCTCGCCGCCGGCCCCACATCCCTCAAAGACGTCCGCAAGCAGATGCCCGACGTCGCCCCCGGCAGCGTCAACAACGCCATGACCGAACTCCGCGAAGCCGGCCACGTCCAGCCCGCAGGAAGCCGCGGCGTCTACCAGCTCACCCACTAACCCCCGACAGGAGAACCCGCCCGTGACCCGCCTGCCCGACCACACCAAGCCCACCGCCCCCCAGGCCGGGCAGCCCACCCCCGACACCCTCCACCGCGCCGCACAGATCGCCGCCGCAGTCGACGCCGTCTACGAACAGCCCACCCAAGTCCGCGTCGACGACGACAGCATCCCGTCCTACAAGGACGGGCCCCGCATCGGCACCACCCCACCCGTCGACCAACCCGGACGCCCCTCCATGAGCCGAACCGCCACCAACATCAGCGGCGTCCTCATCGCCAGCAGCGCCCCCATCTTCGCCCTCGGCGCAGCCGCCACCGGCGTCCTCTGGAGCTCCGGACAGGCCGACCCCACCGTCATCGGATGGATCTGTGCCGGCGTCGTAGCCCTCCCCGTAGCACTCACGGTGCCCGTCCTGGCGGTCAAGGGCCTCATGAAGAGCGCCAAGGAGACCGTCCAGGCGGCCCCGCCCGTCATCCACCAGCACTACAACGGCAACATCACCCAGGACCAGCGGCAGGTCCACACCAAGACCATCGCCGTCCTGGCGAACACCCGCACCCAGCTCCCCAAGTAGCCCGGGGGATAGCGCCTCAGACAAACGCCGCCGCATGGTGCAGCATCAGAAACGTGCAGGGCGGGACGTCAAAGCACCCCCGCGCCAAGACGCCCCGCCCCGCCAACAAACCCGCCCGGCCACCCCGTCCCCCTACGGAACCGGGCACCACGGCCCGGCCACCCCTTCCCCCACGGTGGCCGGGCCGACCCATGCCCAGGGGAACACCAGCCCGGACATGCGCGATCATTCGGGCAAGGCGCGGGGCCGACAATCACACACACGAGCGGGAGCCCCACCGCCATGGCCTGGTCGAAACTCAAGCTGGACGAAGTCACCGTCCGCCGCACCGAGCTGCTCAAGCTGCGCCGGCAAGGCGTCCGATACGACGACCCACGCGTCGAAGCCCTCGGCTACTCCAGCCCCAACGCCGCCCGCCGCGACTTCACCCGCGCCCTCGAAGCACACCGCCTCGAAGAAGCCACCGAGGTCGCCAACTACCGGCAGTTGGAAAACGAACGCCTCGACGACGAACTCAACCGCCTCGAAGACCTCGAAGCCGCCGCCCGCACCGTCCTCAGCAACCGCCACATCATGGTCAACAACGGCCGCGTCATCCTCGACCCCGACACCAACGAACCCATGCTGGACGACGCACCCGTCCTCCAAGCCATCGACCGGCTCGTCAAAATCGAAGACGCCCGCCGCCGTAACGGCGAACGCCGCGCCAAACTGAACGGCCTCGAGATGCCCGTCAAGGCCGAAGTCACCGGCGCCGACGGCGGCCCCCTCGCCCTCTCGACCGCTGACCCCGACAAGCTGGCCGCCATCATCTCCGCCACCAGCCGCCTGGACACCGACCAGCCGCCCAACAGCGCCACGTCCACCCCCGACGAGACCGACGACGAGGGTCCCGAGGGGTGACCAGCCGGCTTGAGGAGCAGGTGGCCGTCTACCGCGCCCTCCCCGCCGAACAGCGCAGCGAGATCATCAGGCTGGCCAAAGGCGAGGAACGGGCGGCCCTGGCCTGGGCGGAAGAACAGATGGCCATCACTCGCTCCCCGGGATCCATGGCGGCCGCGCTGACCGGCGGCCGGGAATGGCAGGCCCGCCACCTGGACCTCATCGACAAGGCGTTCGTCCGTATCGCCAACGGCGAGCGGATGCGGGTCCTGCTGAACATGCCACCACGCCACGGAAAATCGGCGAGAGCAGCCCGGTGGGCGCCGCTGTGGTACCTGGCCCGGCACCCCGACCACCGCATCATGATCGCCTCCTATGCGGCCAAGCTCGCCGAAGGCCACGGCCGGTGGATCCGCGACAACATCCGCGCACACGGCGACCGGATCGGCATCCAGCTCCGCTACGGCTCCCAGGCCGCCAACCGCTTCGACCTGGAAGGCACCGAGGGCGGCCTGGTCACCGCCGGCGTCGGAGGCTCCTTGACCGGCATGGGTGCAAATGTCGCTATTGTCGATGACCCTCTGAAGGACGCCAAAGAAGCCGACAGCCCCGTCAAACTCGCCAACCTGTGGGACTGGTGGCAACAGGTCATCAACACCCGCATGGAACCCAACGGCTCCATCATCGTCATTCAGACCCGCTGGTCCCAGAACGACCTCGCCGGACGCATCCTCCAAAACGGCGCCGACGGCTGGACCGTCCTCAACCTCCCCGCCATCGCCCTGTCCGAAGGCGACCCCCTCGGACGCCAGATCGGCGAACCCCTCTGGCCCGAACGATTCCGCCGCAGCCACCTCGCCCGCTTCAAGAAAGACGTCGGCGAACGCGGCTGGTGGGCCCTCTACCAGCAAGAACCCAGGCCCCTTGAGGGCGGCGTGTGGAAATGGCCGTGGATCACCGACAACCGCACCAGCCCCCAGGCATTCCGCGCCGTCACCCTCACCCGCACCCTCGTCGCCATCGACACCGCCGGCGGCCGTGAAGACAGCGACGAAGTCGGACTCATCGGCGGAGGCCGTGACGCGGAAGGCGAGATGTACCTCCTCGCCGACCGCTCGAAGAAGATGGGCGCAGCCGAGTGGGGCCGCGAAGCCTGCCTCCTCGCCATCGAACTCGAGGCCGACGCCTTCGTCGTCGAGTCGAACTTCGGCGGCGACATGGCCGCCCAGATCCTCCGCCAGGCCTGGAAGGAACTCCAGCACAAGGGCCTCACCAACGGCATGCTGATGCCGCGCATCATCGAGGTCACCGCGAAGGTCGGTAAGCGGCTGCGCGCAGAGCCCGTCGCCCAGCTGTACGAGAACGGGCACGTCCACCACGTCGGGGAATTCCCCGGCCTCGAGGTCCAGTACGTGTCCTGGATCCCCGGCATGGACTCCCCGGACAGGCTCGACGCAGCCGTCCACCTCCTCACCGAGCTCGCCGACCCAGCGCAGGAAGGCCTCGGCACGCAGCACTACACCGACCAGCGACTGCGCGGACGCCGCTAGCCGGGGGAACCCCCAGGCCCCGCGCCCGTACCCTGTTGATCAGGCGCGGGGCCTGGGATCAGCGGGAAGGACAGCTGTGGGCCTCATTGCTGGCGCCAAGAAGGTCGTCATCGACGCCTGGTCATGGCTGAACTACAAGCCCGTCTTCAGCGACGCCCGCGGCATGCCCAGCCGACGTGCCTTCCCCGAAGCCCAATCCATGTGGGTACCTGCCGACCACGAACGTCGCCTGGCCGCCTACAAGCTCCTCGCCGCCTACGACAACAACCAGGCCGCCGCCCTCGCCGAGATCACCGACGGGCCCTCAGCTGCTGAACGCCGCGAGTTCGGCGACCCGAGCATGTTCATCGAGACGGTCATGGCGAATGTCCTCGGCCGTGAGCAGCACATCATCGTGCCCGGCGCCGAGCACGACGAAGACGGCGAACCCAACCCGGAGACCGCGGCCGCGCAGCTCGTGGAGGAACTCCTGCGGGACTGGGCGGAGGACGAGCTGCTGGCGATGAGGATGCAGCAAGCCGAGCGGAAGGCGGTCTCCCTCGGTGACGGCGTGTACCGGCTCGCCTGGGACCCCGGAAAGCGGCGCGTCACCCTCCGAGCCGTCGACCCCGGCTTCTTTTTCCCGGTCATCGGCGAGGACGACGACGGCGGGGAGTTCCCCGACCGCGTCCACTTCGCGTGGGAACTGCCCGAGGACCCCAAGCGGGACCTGCCGGCCCGGCTACGCCGCATCACCTTCGAACTCGCACCCATCGGACCAGCCACCGGTCCCGGCCTGGATGAACGCGGCCGCGCTGTGCGCGCACCCCTCACCACCGAAGGCCCCGACGGTGAGACGGTGCCCGTCGTCCGGCCCGGAGATCAAGTGGACCCTGGGTCCGGGGCCCTGTCGCGGCAGTACGCGTGGAACGACGAACCGTCCACGCTGACCTGCTACCTCACCGACGCCACCTGGGACATCGCCGACTTGCGCGGCCCCATCGACGTCGACACCCTGCCCCTGGACAAGGCTGTGTACGCGACCCGCTCCGACGGTGAGGTCCTGGACCAGCTCGACCTGTACATCGACTTCGTTCCGGTGATCCACGTTCCCAACACGGTGCCGTCCGCAGAGGAGTTCTGGGGCCAGTCGTCCCTGGCGAAAGTCCTTCAGGTGTTCGACGAGCTCCAGGGCTCAGACACCGATGCCTCCCGCGCCTCCGCCACCACCGGCCAGCCCATGGTCGGTATCTCCGGTGTCACCGACCCCAAGCAGAACTTCATCGTCGGCCCCGGAGCCGTCTTCACTCTCGGCCCGGACGGCAAGCTCACCACCATCGACACGTCCCCGGCTCTGCGCGAGCTGCGTGAACACCGGCACGACCTCGCCGACCGGGCCTCCAACGTCGCCCGCAT